CTCATCTTTTGGTGGTTCAGGTTTTTGTTCCTCTCCACCTAATATGACAGCAGCACCTTCCTCTGGATCAATTACAACTGTACCCTCATCAACCAATCTACCGATAGTTTGAGCCAGTTCCTCATCAAGTGCTATTGCATCAGTTGTCTGAGTAGGTGATGACACATTAGTTGCGTCAGTAGAACTACCTTGATAAGATGATGGAATAGCAGTGGATTCAGTAATAAGAGTTCCTGTAGCTCGATAATGTTCTACATAATCTTCTACACTCATTCCCGGTGGAATCATTGACGTATCAATCCGTGATACTCTTGCTGTATCAGAAGCATCTAAAATCCTTTCAACTTGAGCCATTTCTTGTACAACTTCCTCATCTGCTTCTCCTAAAACATCCTCTACAACTTCTCTTAAACCATCTAAAGTAAGATTCTCATAAGTTTCTCCATTACTAAGTACATCAGCAACAGCTTGATGATCAGTAATTTCCTCTTCATCAGGTCCTTCTTCAGGTCTTTCGTTTTGATCTATGTTCATAGCTATCTATTTAAAAGGAAGAGGTGCAAAGGATCACTCCCTCACACCCCTTCATGTAAAAACCACAAACAACTTCTACTGGATGTAAACTGCATTAGTCCTACTGGTTCTCAGTGCATTGTGGATTTTATTCATCTCTTTGTTGAGATCATCCTCAGTGTACTGAAGTACAGCAGGTACAGTTCCACCATTCTCAATCAATTCCAGCACGATCTGATCAACAGCCTTGTTGATCTTCTCACGAGATGCTTCAATGATCTCGATAGGATCGGTTGGTACAGGAGCTTCTTCTTGCTGATTTTTAGCAGCTTTCGCAGCCTTTTTAGCAGCTTTCTTCTCCTTCTTGCTCATTTCAGGAACAGCTTCAGGAGCAGGTTCAGGCTTCTTTGCTACAGGCTTCTTAGCCTCAGCTTTAGGAGCTGCTTTTGGAGCTACTTTCTTAGTAGCAGATGTACCAGCAGGATTCTTCTTGTAATACTTGCTCAACTGCATCTGAAGGGAAGCAGTACCACCGGACATATCCAGATTTGCATCCTTGTTCCGGTTCAACCAGCTCATGTGACTCCTACACTCATTGTAGGAACACTCTTCAATATTCTTGCTGAGTTCCTCAGTACCACCACTGGTTTTCTTTCCACTCTTGACCTTCTCAGGTACAAGAAACAGGACGAAATCTCCCTGTGGGAGAGTAGCATCGTCCATCTGAAGAGTAGCTTTAGTGGAACGTTCCACTACCCTCATTCCACTCCATTTGACCTGCTTCATTTCTTTTTTCAGCTCACCGAATGTTCTTGCATCGGTTTGATGATTGATCAGGTCTTTTTGGGTGGTCAATTTCAATATTGCTTTCCTCATGATCATAAGGTTTTTTTGTTAATATCTATAAGTCTCAATTTGAAAACGAGTCTACGCTCCTCTTGACTATCAACGAAATGATAGCGAGTGCGTCCGCTTTCCTGTACATAGTCCGGATTATCGTCCGGAATTATTCGTGACTCCTGCAAAGCGTCCTCAAACCATTTGGTCCATAACCATAGATTACTCACGTCAGGCATCTTGCCTCTACGTATGTCGTAAATGTCTAAGGAAATGGATAGTTTTAAGGATGAGCCGGGAAAAATGTGATTGTTAAGCTCGATAATTTGTTCTCTGGAAATCTGTCGCTTGATATATTTTGATAGATACTTGTGGAAATACTTTGTTAGCTTATCTCTGGCTCGGAAATGTAGGGTAGCACTATATAGTCCTTGACCATTGATAGTCCACCACTTAGGATTCCCTGTCTTTCTTGTCTTCTTTGCTAAACAATACCTATACTCAAAGTCACGGACGATAACTATTATGTCGTTCATCTAAGAATTGAGTTACAAGTGTATCAAACTCTTTCGAGCCATATTCTTTCACGTAATCAGAAGGGTCTTTAGGTTCACCAATAGGATTATGAGTAGAAATCAGCTTAAATCTTTTTGCAAAGGATTTGCCACCATCTATACCACTCTCATCGTTATCGAACCACACAAATATGTTACTGAATCTTTGCTTCAGTTTATCCATTACTTGTTCTGGTATAAACGATTGTTCACTATTGGGAGCTATCGCCCAATAACCATGTAAGTTAAAGGTCAAAATATCCTTATAACTCTTGGTTACGAAGAGAATGTCACTTCCGTTCTTTGGAAGGAGAGTCCATCCCTGTACTATAGTATTATCGACATTGGATATGAATCTATTTCTACCTGTATTCTGAGGAAAGTATAACTTCCTTCGGAATATACCATCGTGCCAATAGTAATCCATTACATAGACAAGTTGGTAGGGATTGACACGATAGGATACATTATCCTGAAATTTACTGTCAATCATGTAGGCTTCAATAGAGTAGATTTTATGATACAATAGGAGCTTTGGCGGTATTTCATACTGTGCCCAATATGCTCTGTCTGCACTTGTCCATCTACGTTTCTTGACATCAATAATTGTAGGTTTACGTTCAAATTGATCTATATCAAAAGTAGCCCTCTCCGGAGTTACCAGAGAGGGACTACTCATTGAGGTAGAACCAAGACCCAAATTAAAGTCTTTGTTCACAATTTTCAATGCTCCTAAAAAATCAGTGTCATGCTTACGTCCGATGTAATCAAATATACGGTATCCTTTATCTCCAAAATCTTTATATAGAAGGTCTCCTTCCCATACGATGATATGGCACGATGGTTTACTATCCTTACGAAACTCACTTTTGAACATCTTATCAAGAGCTACAAAATTCTTGCAGTAAGCCTTAAATAGCTGATAGCTATCAAGTTTCTTGAGAATATTTTCCTTGGTAAGTTTACTGTCAGGTGTAGAAAATGCCATATCAAATTATACTAAAACGGGTCGTCTTCCTTCTTCGGTGCTCCTGCTCCTGCCTCAGGTGAGGTTGGTGCTTCAACCCACTCCTGAAAATGCAGGGAGTTGCTGTAATCTTCCTTCAAGGCATAACCATTGGCAGTTTGACTCTTGATATGGGAGTCCCAATAGTTAGTCCTCTTGTTGGAAGCACGATCAAAGTACCTGTTATAGACACTTTGGTATTTGCTGTCCCTCACGGTCAACAGGACACGAATCTCGTTGTCACTGTTTCCTCCGAGAAGTCCAAGAAGTTCACTGTAATCCTCCTCAAATAAAGAGAGGTATTTTTCCAGCTTTGCTTCATCTTCTGGTCCAATATTCAACCAGTTCACGAGGAACAGATGAACATCAGCTTCACCTACATAAGACCGTCGAGCAGTCTCATGCTTGAACCATGTCAGACCTGTAGGAGGGTTCTCAATATCTCCTTCAATACTCCAAGCAGTCCGACCAAAGTCATTTATGAACTCACTCTTAGTACCGTCTTTATTGACTCTGTGCTGATTCTCAAGAAAGAAAGCCACCTTGGTCATGATATTGTCTCCGTTAGGAGCAGTACCAAGCAGGTGAAAATCCAATCTGAGCTTCGTCACTTTTTCCTCTTCAGTGAGGTAAACCGGATCATTTTGAGGTTTATAACCCATCTTCTCCAACTCAGATTTGGTTGGATTGATAGCTACGACCTTCAGGTTATGTAAACCTGTATAGAGTTTAATCTCTTTGAAAACTGGTTTATCTGACGCATTTGAATTAAATCCCATTGATTTAAAATTTACATTGTTAGAAAATAAGGTTAATCGCCCTCGTAGTACGCATTGATCTTACTGATTAAAGCAGCAAGGTCGTTTGGGACATTGAGAGTCTCGAACATTCCATCTGGTGATTTCGCTGTGGTCGTACCATCATTCTGAGTAATAAAACTATATTCTAATCCTTCTTTATCCTTATTTTTCTGAACATCTGTAAAAAGCACTATGGTAAATAATCCTTCGAGTGTAATTTTATCGTCTAATAGTTTTCCGATTGTTTTAATCTTACGCTTTGGTGCAAAGTTCTCGGTAATAATCTCATCATGGCTTAGGATGAACACTTTAAGGTCTTCTCTGAGACTCTTTGCGGTGCTTATTACATCCCAAACGTGCTTCGCAATATCAGTGAACTTCTGCCATCCTGTTTCAGCAGCTCTATTCATGAACTCAGTACTCATAATGTACTGAAAATCATCAATAACAATCTGCTTAATTTCAGGTCTGCTTGCACTAATATACTTCAGAACTTTTACGATCTGAGCTGAATCATGACTTACCAATAAATTACCGCCTTGCTGGATTCCAGTGGTGAAGTCCTTCTTCCATCCCCGAAAAGGAAGCTGTTTCTCAATGATACCAATGATAACAGTCTCCTTAGGGTTAAGATTCTTAATTGAAGTTGACTTACCAGTGCCGGTTTGACCGACTACCGCAATAATCTCGCTCATGTTTTAAAAATTACTTGGTTTGACATCAATCATAATCTAAGATTTGATTGTATTTCAGGTTGTTTCTCATCTTAGCGATAAATGGTTCTCCTTCTCTGAGTTTTAGGAAATGCCAATAAACTACATCCTTAACTTCAAGATCAGAAGGTCCGTACGCTCTGAGATTCAACATTTCAGGACGGTGAGTAACCAGAAATATGTCACTATACTGGTACAATGCGTCTGCCCCGAATACATCGCTTTTTTGTGGGTAGTGAAGGTTCTTGTTCTGTATTCTATCTACATTTTCAATGCCCCTATTTAACTGACTCACAATAACAAACGATGCTTTGATTTTTTTCTTTAGTCCATTGAACATAGCAGCCAACTCATAAAGAGTTTGTAACTGGTTCTGTTCACCAAACTTCTTGACCAAAATCGAATGGTCAAGCGTGACAAGGACTGCCTTATCGACATTTTCTTCCATTCCCATAGCAAAATACTCTACAGTATTACATATCTCTTGTACTGTACCGGGAATGTCAACATACCACAAGGGTAAGTCCTTAATGCTTTTTGCATAATCTACTGCTTTCTGATAAACATCCTTTGTCATATTTGCGCTTGGAGTATCTAAATCTGCGTTGTAGAGTTGCGTTGTGGTTCTTTTTAATTTCTTGGAAATCTTTCTGCCTACTAATCTTCTTGCGACCATTTCAAAATTGAATGATAGTACTGCGAAATTCTCGTTTGGGTTGAGTTCAAACAAACCTGTTTCTAACTCATTGAGAATTGCTGTTTTACCACTCCCTGACATACCTGCAATCGTTATGATTGATCCCCATTCAAGACCATCCATACCCGCTTTATTGAATTTCTTCCACGGTGTCTTGAGGGATTTGATGTTACCTTCCATACGACCCTTCATGTAGAGTAACTCTTTACGAGCTGCGTCTTCTAAGGATATGGTTGGTAGGATTCTAGACGACTGATCTGCCATACTGTTCTCCTTCCTTTTTAGGTTTACGTTCACTTAGACTTTCGCACTCATTTGCGAGATTCGATCCTACACCTTGCTTGTAAATGAAGAAATGTGCTTGTTGCATATATGCGTAACCTTTAAAGGAAAATCTTTCTACGTGGTCTCTTGTAGCTTGGAATATCTGTTCTACTGTATAGTCATTGTCGTTGACAAATTTAATCATTTTTTTGAGTCCTTCAGCCTTATCACCACGATAACGATAACCACCGGAGTTAACACCCTCTGGGAATATCTCTCGCCAAGACTGGAACCATTGTCCTACTTCTTTTGCTGTAAATATCTTTTTCTTCTTTCCAACATGTTTTTTAAATAAATCCTCTCCTGCCTTACGCAGGATAACTTCTTCAGGATTCTCACCATGCCACTTTATGAGTCCACTACTCTCTAACTGTCTGATAGCGTGAGTAAACTCTATGAAATTGTCACCATGAGCGATCACTAAGAAATCGTACTTTTCCTCATAAACAAGAATAAGCAGTATGAACTCTCTGAATGTCATAGCTGGTTGATACTGCTTATAAATTGTCAGGTATCTCTGATCAATCATAATTTCAAATTAAGATGTTTGTACTGAAGTCGCACATCTTCTTCTTCTAACAGTAGAAGCTCACTGATGGTAATTAAACCACCAGCGAGTTCTGTTGTGACCCTGTCATCAGGGTCTATACTAAGGGTTAGTGTTTGCGACTTTTGTTCTAATTTCAGATTTTTCATAATC